AGTTGCAGACAGACCAGTTAAATTAAATACTGCAGACTCAACAGTACCCCAACCATTTTCACCCCAGTCAAGTGTACCCCAACCAGGTTTTATTTCTGCAGTTAATGCTCCTAAAGCTGTTGATGCTGATAAACCCGAAAGTGTAACAATTGGTGTGTCACCCCAAGATTGATAACCCCAAAATTCTCTACCCCAACCTTGTTCAATTAAAGCAGAATCATTCCAACCAGCTTGTCCCCAACTATAACGGCCATACCCTGAAGTAGCACCTGTATATGAAAGGTCTCCTAAAGATGAAGTAGAAGAAAGACCCGTTACTGTTAATGTAACGTCAGCCATTTTTTACTCCTATGCTAT